CTTCAGAGTTTGCAGAAGGTTGAGATAATCCTGTTATAGATCCACCAGTTATAGCAATTGAATTTGAATTTTGTGTTGCAACACTACCCAAACCTAAAGATGTTCTTGCAGTAGCTCCTGTTTCTGTAACAAAATTTGAACCATCACCAACAACAAAATTGCTATCAGTTGGTGTTAGTCCTGCAATATCACTAAGTTGAGCATCAAAAGCTTGAACATTTGTGCCAATAGCAAGACCTAAGTTTGTTCTTGCAGTAGATGCTGATGCAACATCTGATAAATTATTTGATGCAGTAAGTTTAGTATTAATTTGAGTTTGTATAGCTGAACTTACACCTGATACATGACCAAGTTCTGTAGCTGTAACTGAGCTAACCTCTACTTTACCTGATCCATTAGATTGTAATGCTCTTGATGCTGTTAAATCAGATGTAGCTATTGTAGATGCTGCACCAGTTATTGTTGCATTTTTTGCATCTATTTGTGTTTGAATATCGCTTGTTACACCATTTAATCTTTGAAATTCTGCATCGCTAATAGATCCATCTGCAATTTTAGTTGCTGAAATTCCTGTTGGTATAGAGTCGTTTGTTTTAGATAAAGCTCCAATATAAACATTTGATATAGCCTCATTTGATAAAGAACCACTATCAAAAGAAACAACTATTGTAGTGTCTGTTGAAAAAGATGAACTTGTTATAGTACCAAATATTGTGCCAGGTGTAGATGCTATAATTTTTAATCTACGACCTGCATGATAAATTGAGGTTACATCTGAACCTTCTATTTTAAAAGATGTAGCTGAAACATAAGTAGCTGTAAAAGAACCAGAGCCATCACCATATTCAACCCATTGTGCATCATTAAACCAATCTCTTGTATTTTTCATTAATGCTCTAATGGCATTATTTAAGTTTGAAGGTAGCATACCTTCTGCAACACTTATGCCATTCAATGATGTATTGTTAGCTTGTGTTGTTGAATAATCTTTAATATTTGATGTCATAGTATCCTTAATTCATAAACCAACTAAAAGCTTTATCACTTTCAGTATTGTTTTTATTTATTAGTGTATTAACTGCTTCCTCAACTTGTCTTTGAAAAAGTTCTTTAGCTTCAAAAGAGTATCTAATGTTGTCAATGTCAACTTTATCACTCATCTATTACCTCCAGGACTAGCTTCTAAATCTATTCCTTGTGCATGATTCCAAATAGAACCTTCTGGAATTTTTACATTTATTTTAAAATATCTGCCTGATTTTCTAACTTGATTTAAACCACTTGAGTTCATTGATGTTGATGAACTTGATGTTGGTGTATCAGCTAATCTTTCTCTTGTTTTAATTACTACATTTGCTGTAGCATCAACAATTGGTCTAATACCAGTAATATTTGTTCTTGAACCTTTTATTAATTCAGCTTCTTTTGTTTCTAATTCTGCCTCTAAATTTTGACCAGAAAATATTGCTGCTTTAAAATTTTCATCAATTGCACCAAGATTTAAAAATCCTGATGACCAGAAAGGAGTATCTAAAGCAAAGTTAATACTATCTAAATTTTCAGAAATTAAATCCATTTTTTCAACAGTATCGATAACAACAAACTGAGGAAATATTTGTGATGCTTTAACCTCTGCAATCGTCCATTTTTTTGTTACATAATTATAAATTAATAATCTATCGCAAATACCTGTAGTGTTTGCTTCATTAACAGATGGATATAACCAAATCGCTAATGTATTAAATGGATCAACTGATGCTGATATTCTATCTGAAAAAGATTTATTCAAATCTTGGTCAAAAAATCTATTAATTTTTTCTGCACCTATGGGTATTACTTGGTCGCCATCTATTTGAAAAAAACCATCATCGGCATAGAAAAATATTTGTCTGTTGTCTTGGCAAACAGTTTGTCCATAAGTTGCACCTCTGTTTGAAGATATAACAGAAAATCTAAATACAACATTACCACCAACAAAGTCCATACGAACTATTTGATTTTGACGAAATATATAACCCACCTCACCTGATGTTATGTGAACTACTTCACCACCAGATCCAGGTAAATCTTGAACATCAGATGATTTTTCACCTGCTGTCCATACAGAAATATCATTTAAACCAGACCAAGCTACTCTGTTTTTTGCATTAGCAATAGAACCAGTAACTAAAAAATCTCTTATAACACCACTCACTCTAAATACTGGTGGTGTGCCTGATGTTGCAATACTAGATAAATTAGCAAAGTTTGTAGATGTACCCATTTGATAAACTTGAGCTGCATCAACACCATTACTGGCAATAATAAAATTACCAAACTGAGTAAAGGTAATAAAATCTGTATCTGAACCTGTTAGTCCTGATTTTCTTGATGTAAATGTACCATTTGCTAATTGAAATAAATCTGTTTTTGTTGCAACAAAAGTAAATACAGTATTAGTGTTATCTCTAAAACTACCTGCACCTTTAGAATTTTTACCAATATTATTTGCACTATAAGAAACTAAACCTTTAAATGGTTTGTAACTTGTTTGAGCATGGTAAACATTGGTTGCAACAGTAGCACCAGGATTTAAGTAATCAGGTTGGTCAGGTAGCCATTCTCCAAAAGGTAATTGCATAATTAAGTCGATGTAGTTGTTGTTGTATAAACCTCTTTAAAGGGTGATCCCACAGTATCCTCTGATCTAATTTGTAATGGTGAACCAGAAAATTGATCTTCTCTATCGTTTTGTTCTAGTCTTTCTAATGCTGTACCAAACATTTGTTGCCAAGTTTGAACTTGTTGTGGATTATAACCACCTAAAAAGTTTGCAGCATGGAATAAAGAACCATACAAATAAATTGCAGGATGATCTGATAAAATAAAATTACTTGTATTTGATGTGCTTAAAGCAGTAAATTTTTTATAATAATTTATTACACCTGAGTAAGAACTATCAGGCTTTGGCATAAATCTAAAAGTATCACCAAGAATTGTATAAGCTAGAGGTAAACCAGTATTAGATGTGCCTTTTGTTTGATCCATTTGTGATGGAGTCATATATCTTAAAGGGTGTTTGGTACTACCACTTAATATATAAAAATCTCTTACTTGTAAAAAATCTGTAGGTAAACTTGCAGTTTCAGCATCGATTGTTATAGATGCTTGTGTAATCATTTTTCTAATTCTTAATTTTGAATTAAAATCTGCCTCTGTTAATTTAATAAAGTCATCAGCTATCTCACTTGTTAAATCTGATCTATTTAACCAATTTGCTATTGATGCTTTTAATTCTGTATAATTACTTAGTGCCATTATAAATTACCTGGTGCAGTTCTAAAATATCTATATTCAGAACTATTTAATTTTTTTTTTAATATTTTATTTTGAACATTTTTAGGTAAAGCAAACCAATTACCTTTGTTTTGATCTTGATTGTATTCTTTAGCCCAAATTTCTAAAACTAAAATAGGTATTGATGCCACCCTTTTTAATTCTTTAGATGCTGAGTAACCATCATTTTGAGTATATAATTTTTTATTGTGATCTAATATAGGTTTGTGATCCATCTTGCGTTCATGGACAACAGAGTTTTCACCTTGATGAAATACATCTGTAATCAAACCTTCTTTTTCTGTGCTATACTTAGACACTACTTACCACTCCTATTATATCTCTTAAACGATCTTTTTTTATGCTTATTCATAGAACTCATCTTAGGTTTGCGTTTTGAAATAGATGTTCTTTTGAACTTAGCTTTGCTTTCATGCTCAACTTTTGCGTAAAGATTATTTTTTTTCTTTTTAGCCACTACGCACTAAGTTCAGAAATTGAAACATTAGATGATCCAATCGCTGCAACTTTTTCACCTGGAGATACTTTGAACACCTCTGGTTGATCTTGTGCTATGAAAATACTGCTAGATGTAGCTGTAGGATTTGCACCGAATAAAATATGACAATCTGCATCTGCACAAATTCTTACATAGTATGTGTAATCACCAAAAGCACTAGACTGTGATGATGTACCAGACGATGTTAGCATCTGAACAGTTGTAGGTCTTAATCCATAATTAAAACTCATTAGTATCTACCTTTTCTTGTTTTCATTTTTTTATTTTTTTTAGACTTTTTATTTTTTGATGGTCTGCCTTTTTTAGAACCATAAGTACCTTTTCCCATTGGCATTTTGTTTTCTCCTATAATTATTGGGGGCTTTCACCCCCAAAGTTTTATCTTCTAATGATGATAGTAAATGTTGCAGCTATTGTATTTGAAGATGCACCATCAGTAGTTAGCTTGATACTATCTCCTTCAACTACACTGTGAGCTGCTGTAGGTTCAGATGTATCTACATCCCCTGCTCCAGAGCCAGATTGTGTAATTGTTATAGCTCCATTAGTTATGTTAGTTCCACCGATTGAAGGTGTGATAACTGCATCAGCAGTTCCAATAGCTCCATCGATAACTGACATAATTTTAATAACAGTGCCTCCATCTGGTACTGCAACAAATACAGATCCAGAAGTTGAAACATCTGTCATTTTTACTGTTAAAAAGTAATCGTTAAGTGTTCTCATTTTTTACCTATTAGTTTGCTTCGTTCTGCCAATGAATGACTTCAAAGACCAAACAAATTGTTGAGATAGGGGGATTGCTCCCCCTACCATGTTTATTATTATGATGTTGTTAAATCAAAAATACCACCACTTGCTTTTTCGTTTTTAGAAACAAGTGTGTATTCTGCTAACAATGCTTGTTTAGTTGCATCACCAGTTTTTGCTAAATCCATTAATGAGAAATCTCTCAAAAATGCAACACTGAACATATCAGGTTGTAAAACATAAGCTGATCTGCTTCTTGAGAATCTGTTAGGCATTACTTGTAATGCACCAAAGTCAGACTCATAAACATCAACAGACGCAACTAATCTTTTGTTTTCAGCAGGATCAAATCTTGTAGATCCACCTGTAAAGCCAGATAGTTTTTGTTTGTTGAATGAACCAAGCATAACCATAGATGGATCACCACCTTCATCCCAACAAGATTTTATAACATCTTTAAGTTGAGCTTCTGTGAAGGCTCTTTGGTTTCCATCAGTTCTTGCATTAGTTCCTGATGTAGTTGGATCTGCTCCTGATCCACCACCTTTGTTAGTGTTTGTTTTTAACCAAGACTCAAGTCCTGCAAGTTTTCTTGCATTAGAATCATCACCTGTTACTGGTGCTTGATTAGCTGTAAGAATTGTTTCCATATCTCTTTTTAGCTCTTTTGAAGCTTTTGAGATTTGGTAAGCAAGTTCGTTATTTCTTCCTGCTTTACTTACAGTATCAAGAGTTCCAGAAACAATTACAGATTTTCTTGAAATCTGCGTTCTGTTTCCAAGTCTTGTTGTAGCCGATGGTGCTGAGAATGAAATTTCATCACCTTCGATTTGTGCGTTGTTAGCTGTCGCTGCTGCTAAGCTATCTGTTTGCCACTCATGTAATACTGCCGATGCTTGTTCTTTAGCAATACCTGACATGAATGGAGTGTCAGTAGGTGCAATAGAGTAGATTATATCTGATAAGTCTTCTCTTTGACCAACTGCATCATAGGAACTAAAAGTTCCAGTTACCTGTGCCATAATTGACTCCTTAAATGTAGGTTATTTATTGTTAATCATATCTAAAAATACACTGGTTGCATCTTTCATGCTGCCAGATTTTTTTAGACGACTCAATCTATCTTTCCTAGCTTTAAGAGTGATGTCAGATTTTGACTGTTTAACTCCTGATGAAAAAACTTTGCCTGGTTTCGTAATTTTTTTTGCAATATTAGGTTTTGCCTTTTGCATATTACGATATTTCATAGCATCGTTTACCAACATAACAATTCGATGATCGTAAACTTGATTTATCTCTTGGTCTGAAAAACCATAAGAATTTAAAGTTACTTTCATTCCAGTTTTTAACTGAGAGGCTTTACTTGGATCAGAAAAGTCTGGCATTTTACTTGCCAATTGTCTTTGCTGTTCTTGAATAAAGTCTTGCATTTGTTTTTTCTGCTGTGATTGAGTTTTTTCCATAGCTAGATTTATCTTTTCTTGTTTCTTTCTAAGCTTATGTTCAATCCTAGCAGCTTCAGTTGGATCTTCTTCGTACAACTTTTCTAAATCTACAGAATTTGTATCTGCATTAAGCTGTTCTTGAGCAACTGCCAATAACTGATTCAACTCATTAAGTTTGGTCGAATAGTCTTGTCTTTGCTTGTCAGACTCAGATTGAAACTGCCTTCTTTCAAAGGATAGTTCTTCTGTCTTTCGTCTGTAGTCTGCATCTCTTGAATAGCCATTCTTTAATTCGTCAAGGGTAACATCAAGCTCTTGACCTGCAACTTTTACCTTGTAGGTGGAGTCTGGTTTCTCTTGAATCTCAGATTGTTCTTCATCTTGAGAAGCCTCATCTGAAACTTCATCGTTAGATTCAGTTTCATTGTTTTCCTCAGTCTGAGGTTGTTCTGTTTCAGATTCCTCACTAGACGACTCAGGAGAATTTTGTTGTTCTTCTTCCTTAGTTTCTGTTTCTTTTGTTTCTGTTACTGTTTCTTTTTTGGGATCTAGTAATCCACTTATTGCCTTTGTTGCTTTACCGATGTCAGTTTCAGCTTCCTTCAAAGGATTAGCATAATTGTCTGCCATTTTATTTGCTCCTGTTAAGTTAAGTTCCTCTTATGAGGTTGACTTATCCTAAACTTATTTGTTTAGAATTTTTTTTTAGAAATATTTTTTCTAAAATCTTCTAGCTGTTTCTCTGCTAGTTTACCTGTATCAATCATTTCAATAAAGTGTTGCTCAACTTTGTTGACTATGTTGTATGCCAACCAAAGTTTTTCTCTTGTGCTTTCTTCATTAACCCCTGTATTAAATAAGCTGTCTTGATAAAGTTTTCTTAATTTATCAAAAGCCTCTTTAACTAAAGGATTTTCAAATAATTGTTTAGCTTTGTTCGACTGGGTTATCTCCTGTTGGAGTTTGCCCTCTTGTTCCTTGTTCATTTAATCTGTCTATTTGTTGACTCAACTGATTAGCTGATTGTTCTGCTGCTAAAAAAGTTTTGTTTCGATTAGATGTAATGAGTTTTTCTAGGTCTGCATCTGCCTTTATTTTCGCAGTGTCTAATTGCGTATTATATTTAAGCTCCATTTCTTTGATTTTAGTTTCAAAACCAAGAATAGCTTCTGCTGTTTCTGCTCTTAATTTTTTGTTTTCTATTTCTAGTTCAGCAAGTTTTCTTCTTTCCTCAGACTGTATTCTAGTAAATTCTATTTTCTCAATTGGTGTTAATGGTGCAGCAGGAGGTGGAGTAACCATTTGTTTACCTTCCTCTGGATTGACAAAATAATTTTCAACATTTTTCAACCCTGCATTTTCTATAATTTTAGATAAACTATTATAAATATTTTTAAGAGTTACCATTGGAAACTCTCTATTACCTTGTAAACCAAAAGCTTGTAGTTGTCTTTCTAAAATATTATTTAAAATTACTATTTGTTGTTCTTTAGAACCTGATCCTAAACCAACTGTAATTGTAATATTATATTTGTTTCGCCATTCAGTCGGCATGACAGGTACAAACTGATTATTTAACTGAACAATTCTTTCTTTGTTTTGATACTTAACAGTTAATTCAAATATTTTTCTAAATAAATCTTTAACACCTGTTTCAGAAAATACTCTAGCGATTAACTCCATACGCATTTGCGTTTGTGTCATTAGAGTGTTTATTCCTGTTGCAGTTTTATTTAAGCTATCTGCATCTAAACCTTGTGCGTATCTTGTAACCCCAGTTCTACTTTCTCTAACAGTATCTAAGTATTCAAGCAAAGGAAATGCTTGTTGAGATATTGTCTGCGATTGCATCGGCATCATAACTTGATTTGGTGGTTGTTTAGTTCTAACAACTCCACCTGGTCTTGATGTTAATAAATCATCTAGGTTGACCATACCATCCATGATGGCAACTCTGTTATTGTTAGTTAAATACATATTATCTAACAACTGACGCATAACTGTTGATTTAACTAATTGAACATCCTCAACTAATTCTGAAACTGATCTACCATAAAATCTATGTGGCATTGGAATAGGTGTTAGTGAACAAAATGGAATTGAATCACAAGCCATATTCTCAAGGATTGTATAACCTCCATCACCTGCAACTACAACTTTTCTAAGTTCAGCTACACCATCGCCATCCATATCTACTTTGATATAACATTCATATAGTTCAATATCTGCTGTAGATTTATCTGTGGATTGATTTATTGGCGACTCATCAATATCTGAAAGTCTTGTTAATCTTTCATCATTCAATATCATATTGTTTGATGTTGGTAAGCTTTCAATAATCTCTTGATCGAACCCCATTTCAATTAGGTCTGATCTTGTTTTTAAAACCCTATGAGCTACAAAATTTGCATCTTCAATAGTTTTAGCATTTCTTTCAATTAAAAATTCTTCTGGTGGAACATTTTCTATTTTAACTTTACCACCCTCTGCAAACCTTTTAATAATTACATTGTGTAATTTAGGCACTGGCACATCACCAATATCTTGACCTTGAGCCTCTGCTACTTGTTTTGCTTGATCTAAAAGTTCTTTACCTTTTTCATCAATAAATTCTTCATGGGATACAATCTCAACATTATCATCATTGGTTAATAATTGATATTCTTGATCGTTAAGATTTTCATAAGTTTCTTGGTTTTGTTTTTCGCTATCATCCCAATAAACTTTTACAATTCCATTTTTTTCTAATAAAGCATCTTTGAACCAAGTATATAAAATGCTAAAGCCAGGATTATCTTTATTGAACACATAATTTATATAATTAGTTGCTTGTTCAGCTAAAGGCACATCCTCTGCTTTCATAGGTTCGCATTTGCAAACTTGATCTGATGCTGTAAAAATTCTTATTAAGTTTGGCAAGATAGTTTCAATTGTGTCTGAAACATCTGTACTTACGACCTGTGATCTACCTTCGATCTCAGTGCCAAGCTTGTCCCCCATGTAGTATTCAAGAGATTTTTTTCTTTGCGATGTCAGGTTACTACCCATGTAACCTATAGCATTATTTATTTCTCTATTGATTATCGATCTTAATTCTATTTCTGTTACTTCTGCCATATTAAACTATATAATTTGTGTTTACTGGGATTGTTTCTTTCCAGTTACTTACCTCTGCACCTTCACCGACTATGCCAGTTCTAAAGCTATCAGCACAATGCGATGCGTAATTGTGATGAGGCTTATTTCTAAAGCATTGGTTTTTGTCATCCCATTTTTTTTGATAAGCCTTCAAGTATTCAATTCCTTGTCGGCATTTATCTTTATCAAACCAACAGTTAGGCAAAGCTTTCCTAACAGCTTCAATTCCATCCTCAATAGGTAGTTTAGGTGCAACCTCACCTGCAATACCAAGTTCAAGCAAACTCTCTAATCTTGACTTACCATAGTTGCCAAGTTCCCTGACTTTTACATCATGTGGAAGAATATGCTTTGAATATTCATAATTTTTTTGGTCAATAATATTGACATAATGATCTAAGCCTTCACCTGCATTTTCATAATAATCTATTAATCTGATCTCACCTTTGTACCTTTGAGCAAACCAAATAGATGTCTGATCGTTCATGCCAAGATCCCACCAAGTTTCAACATCGATACTTTCATCGTAATCGACATTGGTAATCCTGTTATCAAATTCAAGTTGTTCAATAATAGCTCCATAGTAAGAACCAGTGATTGCTGCTTGAAAACTGCACTCAAATTCTTGTTGGTATAAATCATCAGACATTACAGCTTTAGCTGCATCTAATTCATCTTGATCTAAAATATTTGTTTCACTTGCTTTGAATATGCAAGAGTACCAATCCTTTTTATCTTTAGCTTCTTGATAAAGCTCATAAAAATAATTTCTGCCTTTGGGTGTGCCGATAAAAACGCACCAACCCTTTCGGTCTGCCAAAGCAGGTCTAAT